AAGTCCCGGAATACTGTGACATCAATGATGTCGCTTAAACGTGTAGTAGCCATTGATTAAATTCTCCTATCGTTGGCCGTAATAGTCATTTCGTAGACGCTCATATTCAGTCGGGTTTTCTGCCCGTAGTTGACTGAGTTCTGAGCCGTTCATTTCTCCAAATGATTTGCTGGTTACGGCCCCGCCGTTCTGTGAACCAGAGGCTCCGCCCCCGGTTGCCCCGCTCCCATCGACTAGGAACGGATACTTCTCTTTCAGATGAGCAAGAATCTTCTCTTTCTCAACTGGCACACCGCCTAATTCAAAATCAACACCGTTGTCTGAATACTTAGCGTACTGTGCAACTTTGTCTTGAAGCAGCTCACTGCGAGCTGTGTCGCGTGTCAATTCAGCAGCAAGCTTAGTAGCTTCGCTTTGAATTGTCTGAGTTTTGATCTGATGCTTGAAGGCTTCGTGCTCTTCTTGCAACTGTCGCTTATTCTCTTGCTCGCGCTCGTACAGCTCTCGGAACTGCTCTTTCTCTTTCATACGCTCTTCTTCTTGAGTCTTCTGATACTCCTCCAGCTCTTTAGCCTTCTGAGTAGCAGACTTCTTCTCGCCAAGAAGCTCGTCTACTTTGTTCTTCAAGCCATTGACTTGCTCGTCAATTAGCTTCTGGACTTCTTCCTCTGTGTACGTCTTCCCGCTTTCCTTGATGTCCTGCTTGACATCTTCTTCTGCTTTTTCCCGTACATCGTTTTCTGTCTCTGCCATGATTATAAGCCCCTAGCTTATGGATTTACGACCTCTGGTCGGTTTAGATATTCGCTTGTTCCCAAGCGATTGGATACTTCTGTCGAAGTTCAGGTAGACTCATCTGAGCACCAGATGGGTCAATAAGTTGGTTTACGTTCAGTCCGCCTTGTAAAGCCAGACTTTGCAATTCTGCCCCGTTGCTGAACTTGGAGAAAAACTCGTTCTGAAAAGGTTGGGGTTGGCTGTTTAAGAATTGCTGAAAAGTCTGGTTACGTCCTGCCGCTAAGTTCGCTGCGTTCGGATCAATAAACCTTGATCGCGGAATCGGCACTCGCGTTGAGCGGCAGTTGTAGTGAATCGGTGGCTGTGGGCCTGTCTGGACTGGGAAAATCTCCCCGTCTAGACCCGCGCACCGTAGCGTTGTGCGTGTGTCAAGCACTGCGACGTAACGCTCTTCACCAAAAACCAATCCGTTAGCTGTAACAAAAGCGCCTCGGGCTGCTGTTGATACATTGTTTAGACTGGTTGCTACAACGGTTCTGGCAAGGTTTGGCAGCTTGGTGCCTAGCTTTTGCCTAACTCGGGTAAATAGCTGTCCAAAAGCAATCTGTGAAATGATACCAGTGCTAATGGTAGAGCGAACTTCTTTACCTATCGGGCTGAACAGTCGGTTGGACATCTGCGAGTTTGTCATTCGCTGTGTCGCACCGCCGATCAGAAGTCCTGCTGTAGCGCCAGCAACTAGCGGCGCGATGCTTGACTCTTCTGGCTTTTGCAAAGGCTCTGTAACGACCTGTGAGTAAGTCTGCTCACTAAAGTCAATCTCTTCCTCAGCAAACTCTACTAGCCTTTCTCGCAGACCTTCATCAAACTCTGACTGGCCTTCGTCAATGACTTCTTGCAGATCACGCAACAACTGAGTCAGGTTGTGCTGTCGAATCTCTGTGTCTGCTAAGCGAATGCGTGTCTCAACTTCTGTGAGAATCTTGCTTAGGCTTGGCCGTAAGTCTTCCCATATTCCGTTGGCAAGTCGCTGTAAGAAGACCTGCCTTCTAGTGTAAGACTCGACAAGGAAACGCTCTGCCATTACAGAAGGGCATTGTCAGCGTCTAAGTCTTCGTCGTTCATGTCTTCAGGAATCAAGACACGGCCACGACGGATGCTCTCACGCTGTGCGCGACGGGAGATAACCCCCGTGTCGCCCAACTGAATCAGTGCCATCATCTCTTGACTGTCCAGCTCTTCTTCCCAGAAGCGCGTGTTGAGTCGATAGTAGATGTCCCCTACGGGTAGCCCAAAGAACAGTGCAACGTCCATCAGAGCTTCTGTGAGAGCGTCTGAGAGGTTGTTTACGACCTGATCCAAGGCTGATGCGTCAGCAGAGGCGTTAATTCGTGCTGCTTCGGCTGTTTCGTTGGCTGCACCACGTTGGACAATTCGTGCACCAATGCCGATCATCTCTTGTTCTTTTTGCTGCTTGAGATTGGTAAGCAGATTACGCTCTTCTGGCTGAACCAGCTCTACGTTACCGCCTTGGGTAACGATGCCTTGACGTGAGCCTAGCTGGACACCATTCGGGTTCTGCTGTGCAAACTCTTCTGGGCTTGTGTCGCCTGTGTCAAGGTGAAGGGTAGGCTGGCCTGTAATAAAGCCTGCTTCTTCAAGATCAGCGTTGTTGCGATAGTGAGCGATGTTCACAACCGCTAGATCGTAGAGTGGCGCGTGGTCAATGTCGGGACGGTTGTTGTTAGCGCCGGGAATGTGCAGCGGAATGTGGTCAAAAGACTCACCGCCTGCCATGCGTACAATGCGCTCTTCCGTTTTGGGTTGCCCACCGTCATCGTAGACTTGGTGAGTGTAAACCCCATCCCGTAGCCGAAGAACTCGGTAGTTCTTGACCACATCGTGATCGAACTCGTTTGAGATGACATCATCTTGTACAAGTTCTACGATCACCGCCAAAGTGAGTACGCGCCGTCCGTTGACGATCTCATATTTCCAGTTGATTAGAGCTTCTGCGTAGTAGCTCAGGATAACCGGACGTGCGCCGATGTTCTGCTCTGTCTCGTAATCAATGCTATCGTCGATGTCTGGGTAATCTACGAGGTAGATGTGACGCCCAGTATCTAACACAGAGCCTAGCCCTTCTTTGGCTAGGTGCATGAGCGAGTTACCCGCTCCGTCTGCGTTGTAAATGATCTCACGCATTTCGTCTGGCATCTCAACCATCGGATCACGACGGAAGACCATGCCAGAAAGGGCCGAGCGTGTGCGGCCTGTGACGTTTAAGAGATAAGCCCGTTCAACGTAGCGCTTGTAGCGCTCAGTGTCTTTTGGCGTAAACTCCGGTAGGTAGCGTTGAGGATAGGCTTTAACAGTCTGTTCGCCGTCAACAACGTCTCGGACAAGCCGCCACTTAGGACTGTTAATCTGATAGTCAGGGTGTAGAGTCTTGACGCTCACTTATTCTCCATTCCTTACATTGCGAAGGCGATTCGCACATCGGAGACAGGCTTAACTACTGGTAGCTCGTAGCTCATCAGATAGCTTGCTGCGTCGTTGATGTGGTCGAAACCGCCTTGCTTGTCCGGGTAGCCATTCTTATCGTAAGCCTGTTGCTCAAGACACTTAACAAGTTCTGAGCACTTCCTAGGGTTAACCTTTACTCGGCCTTGTGAGAAGGCTGCGTTTGATGCGTTGATCCGATCCTTGATGGCCGGATTCTTTCGCGGCGCTCTAATGTTGAAACCCGCTTGACGTAGAATCGCCAAGTCCGAGCGTGAAGCGTCTACTGATTTTCGGCTAGTTCCCGAAGCGTCTGGGTAGACAACGATGGTATGTTCTGGAAACCGCTCTTTAAGCGCGTCAGCCATCGACGGCGTGTCGTACATATCGACAAGCTCTTCGACGGCGTGGAAGACTTCCCCTCGTTTAACAAACACGACAGCAGCCATCTTTCCGACGTTGAAGTCCATACCCACATATAGCCGCTCGCCTCGGTCAATGGACTCATCTGACTGGCAGTGAAGTCGGTGGAAGTTACAGTAAACGGTGCCAGAAGATAAGTTAACAAAACGCCCTTCGATGTAGGCTTCTGCGAGAGCTTCCGGGTAGGAGTCTCGTAGCGACTGGACATATCCATCTGGCAGATACGGGTTGGAATAGGAGGGAGCCTGTACTATCCCGTAGTCGTCGTTCGCGTGTTGAACCCAGCGCCAGTGAGCAAACTTAAAGCCCTCTGGTGTGGTGTACGCGCTCGCCTGATTGTTTGGCTCTGGCACCCGCTCTGGCTTTTGTCGGTTACGACCGATGACCTTGTTCCAAGCCTCTTCGGCGTGTCCGGGTGGCAAGGTGTCAATCTCATCAACGTGTGCGGTGTAAGACTCGTAGCCCACAATCCGGTTTGGGTTATCAAGGCTGCGAAAAACAAAGTCGCCCCACCCCGAGGAAGTGGTATAGACCATGTTGTCTTGTTTGTTGTACTTGTAGCTAACCCCTAGCTCAGTCAACTTCTCGGTGATCCGAGACGCAGTAATCAACTTAACCAAGTCGTAGGAAGGCTGGTAACAACCGATCAAGGAGTCGGGCGCTGTGGCGGC